GTTGGGGTAACGCAGCTTTTCGTCGATGATTTCGGTGTAGCTGAACCAGTAAGTTTGGTTTTGGCGTTTGGTGCTGGATTCGTCGGCGCTGACGCGGATGACTTTGATGTCAACGGGGAACGCACCAGACAGCGGGATCATGTAATCGCGCTGGTAGCGGTTGCTGGTTTTGCCGCTGATCGTGTCGTCTACGACGGTTGTGTACCCGCCGGCGTTGTACTGGACTTGGATGCGGACTTGGACGCTGTGGCCAACAATGTCGCCGTCATCTTCGATAATTTGCAGCGATGGGACTTGCAGCGTGACGCGCACACGATCCACGTCCGAATCGGTGATGGTGCGGACGATTGGGGTTGCATTAACAACTTCGACGTTGACGCCTTCTTCGCTCTCGGTGCCAATCGCGTTGCTGATGTAGCTCTGGGCTTGCGTGCCAGTGCGGGTGACGACTGTGTAGCCCTCGAAGTTGGCGTTGTTGGCGGCGTCGCGGACTGGAGTGCCTTCCAGATAAATGCCTTTTTCGCCGTTTTCGATGCCGTCAATTTCACCTTCGCACAGCAGATCCAGCACGCTGGCGTATTGAACTGACTGGAGTGAGTCGTCGGCTTCTGTTGGGGTGCGGCTGGAGCCACCGCCACCACCGCCGCCTTTACCGCCGCCACCGCCGCCGCCGCCAGCACCAGCAATGCCGAGACCTAGGCCGGCGTTGTGGACGCGGATGTTGTTGGCGATGAAGGTGTGATGGCCTTCGACCGTCAGGTTGTAGACCGTGCCAGTGCAGAATTCGGTTTTGCCGACGATTGGGCGCAGGTGGTTGTTGGCATCAACGAGGCAGTCGTCGGAGCCGAGAGTGTCGATTTCGACGAAGGCGTTGAATTGGTTGAGGACCCAGTGGTTGGGTGTGGCATCAAGATGCTGGCCGCCCCAGAGCGTGTAACGGATGACGCGCTCACCTTCGTGCTCGTGAACCTTGAGGATCTGGGCTTCGTGCAGTCCGCCTTTGTCATCAAAACTCAGTACGAGGTCGCCAACCTGCAGTTCATCAATGCGGCGCGTACCACCCGGAATTGCGACAAGGGTATGCCCCAGGAAGCAACCGCCACCACCGCCACCGCCAGAGCCGACAATCCGTGTCATATCAGTTGGTCAACATCAAGGCCGCTGGAGAGAACAGCGGAGCCAACAAATACACGCCCATAGGCGATTGGCACGGGCAAACCTTGCTTCGCGGTGTTGACAATGCCGGAAAACGTAAAGGACTCAAACTTTGCAGCGTCGCGTCCGCGCTCCAGTGTGTTGGTGGATTGAACTGGGGCGGGAGACAGAGATTGAGCAATACCACCAAGCACCAAGCTGGCACCAATACCAACAACGGCAGTGCCAACGGTGCCGATGCCCATAAAGCCGCCCAAAGCTACGCCGGCAGACGCAATGCCCCCAGTAACAATGGCCAGCGCGACAAGACCAATGCCTGCCAAGATTTGGCCGCCACCCTGACCTGCACCAGCAATAACGGGCGTGATGCTAAATACTTCACGCTCACTAAATGGGGCTGCAATTAGGACGGCGTTTTGTTCGGTAATTTTTTCTTTTCCGAGGGTTACGCGATAACCAACGCCGTCTTTTTCGCTATCCAGCAGCCACTTTTCAAGGCCGGGAAAGTTGATGCAGAGTGCCTTGAGAGCTTGGGCAGGCGTGTCGGCTTCAAATTGGAAGCGGCACTGGCCGAGCTTTTTGCGGAGTGCGCCGTAGACCTTAACGACTTTCATGCCGCAGGACTCGGGCGGTGCTCTTCAAATAATAACCGCCGTACAGATCACGGCTACTGAGTCGGCCTTGCAGATGGTGCAGGATCAGTTGGTCACCTAGATAGATGGCCGCATGGTTGGGCAGCGGTGATGCAAGTTGCATCAGGATCGCGTCGCCGTACTGCAGTTCTTCCAGAGAGATCGGGTAGAAGCCCTCATTGGCGAAGTTGTCTAGGTATAAATTCTCACCCCGTAGCCAGAACTGGTCGCGGCGGTCGTAGTCGCTCAAATTGAGGCCAAATTCGCGGTTGTACCAGTCGCGGCACAGGGTGTAACAGTCCACAATTCCGAAGACAAATTCGCGTCCCACGTAGGGGAGTTCAAAACCTTCGGGTTCGCAATAGCCCCACTGTTCAGTCTGGGGGTTGACGATGTGCCAGGGCAGGCCAGATTTTTCGCAGGCAACGCGGTCAGCTTGCGATGGGGCGTGGTTGGTCTTCGGGTGGCTATGTACCACCGCCACGATTTCGCCCTGTTCTTCAGCGGCAACGTAGTCAACCGGATCCAGCACAAAGTGTTCGTCTGGTGTTTCGGCCATGTTGCGGCAGGGAAAATACCGCTTGCGGCCTTTGACCACGGCGACCAAACCGCAGGATTCCTTTGGAAATTCCGCCTTTGCGTGCTCCAGGGCAGCTTCTTGGATGGATTTGCTGAGTTTCATTGGGTCAGACCGGCGCCGGGGAAGGATCCAAAGGGCAATTCAGCGACTTCACCGAATCGCAACTTGCACGAACTGAGCCGCTTGCCGCAACGGTCTTCGGCCAACACGCCGACAGTGTTGTCGTTGACATCAAAGTAGTTGCTGCCTGTGTAGCCGCACTCACCGCTTCGGTATTGCCACTGGCAGATGTTGGCGATGATTTGGCGCTTGGGGATCATCACGCCAGCGAGGTCGAATTTGCTGGCCAGCTCGAAGCTCACAGAGTCGCGGTTTTCGCTTGCCTTGCGGTCCACGTACCAGACCTCATCGGGGAATTTGGCATGTGGGTCTGCGGCGGCTTCGCCATCAAGGTATTTCTTGAGGGTGCGGATGCGTTTGACGGTGGCGCCACCGAGGTCGTTGCCGGGTGTGGTGGCGTTGACCAGCAACAGCAGCGTGGTCATGTTGCCATCCAGGTTGCTGATGGTCAGCGTGGGGCGCGGGAGCGTGCCGGTGTTGCTGTACTCAAAGCCGTCAGCCTTGACGGGCAGGCGGGCGTAAGCGTTGCCGTTCCACGTGATGTTGCCGGTAACGTTGGCGTTGCAGCCGTTGTGCCAGCGGTAGGTGTCGCTACTGCCGTGCAGGGTGGTGTCCAGCGTCATTTCGAACAGTTCAATGATGGCGCTTGGTGCCAGTGCGGCCAGCTCCTCGTAGACGCTGCTGATCGCCGTCCAGACAACCGTGCCATCGGTAATGGTGCTGCCAATGTCAGTTGGCCAAGCTGGTTGGGAGCTGGAGCTGGTGCCAGCCGTGGCGCACTGGAAGACGAGGCCGGATGCCTGCAGGCTGCTAGCGCGAACAATCGCACCAACGGCATAAGTAGTTGAACTAGCCCAAGCCGAGTACGCCATCAGGGTTCAAATACTTGGCGGAAGGTGGCCGTAATCGTATTTACGTTGGCGTAACGCAGATCACGCGACCAACTCTCTACAACCCACTTGTAGGCGGTTGCTTCATCCAATGGCGTCCAATCAAAACTGGCATTGTCAGCAGCGCGTGCATCAAAGAACGCTTCAATGGCATCAGCATCTGTGCTGTCCTTGGCTGTCCAAGTCAGATCCCAAATGCGTGGGTTTTGATTCAGGCCATAAGTGAGCCGTTGTTCATAGCCATCACCAAACTGCACCTTGCGCACATTGGGTTGACTTTTACGTGACGCACCGAAATCAGGCGTGGTGCCGCCTGTACTGGTGCCAACAGTGGCGTCGTTGAAAGTGGCCATTACGCGAGCAAGCCTCCAGGACGTTTCTGCTTGATCAGCTCTTGCTGAACGGCGATGCCGATTGCCTTGCCAAGTGCATTGGCCTGTTGACCGTTGCCTTCAACGTTGCTGCCATTGGCATCGACATTCACCACAACATTACCGACCCCACCGCCTTTCATTGTTACCGGAATGCTGCGACCATCAGGCAGAGGCACATAAGCTTCAGGGCGACTACCTTCGCCATACATAGCGAGCTGCGGACCGCTTGCAATACCGCCAGCGGCATAACGACGAAGCTTCAGTGGACCGTTGGCAGTCATGATCCCACCCATTGCAAAGCTGGGCAGCAACGAACCACCAAAACTTCCAGTGCCTACACCGAACGAAGGGTTGGTGAACATGCTGGGCGCACCACCGCCAAAGTAATTGCCAGCAACACTGACGGGCGCAGGGGCAAAAAGATTCCTAAAGAAGGTCATAATTTGCAGCTTCAGGTAATCGTTGATCATTTGAATCACCATGTTCTGAAATGATTTGGCAATGTCTTGGAACAAGGTGCCAAGCGCCTCACGCGCTGATTGAGCCGAGAACACAAGGTTGCTGAATGCAGTGCCAAGGCTGGTTGACAAGTTGCCAGCCAGATCAGTCAAGCGGGGTTGGATATCTTCAAACGATTGTTTGAGTGCGTCAATCTCTTCCTTCATCCTTCCAAACACAGTTATCTGCTCAACCTCACCACCTTTGTAGGTAGGCAGTTTTTCTTTAATTTGATTTAAGAAGGAAACAGTTTTTGCCAACTCATCGTTATCAAGTTTCCTGATATCGGCTACGGCTTGCTCTCGCTCAAGCCTGATTGCGTCTAAGCGAATTTGAGCATTTGTAATATCAAGACCTTTTGCTTTGCCCTGGGAAATCCTTTCCTCCAATGCACTTTCTTCGTTAATCAAAACATCGCGGGTGATTTCGAGTGCTTTACGACGCTGGATAATTCTCAGCCTTTCAGCTTCATCAAGATTTCCCTTTTTCAGTGCGGCTGTAATTTTTTGTTCAGTAATTAAAACGTCATTGAGCAGTTGCTTGCGTGCTTCATTGTTGAACTGACGACCAAGTACAGCAATAGAACGCGAAAAGTCGGACTGCAATTTATTCAAGATTGATTTGGAATCGCCGCCGCCAGTGGTGTCAATGCCAGGCAGATTTGATGGCTTCTCTGGCACAGGCGCTTCAGGACCAGCCTTGGCGCCTTGAATGATTTGCATCGAGCCAGCACGTAAAGCCCTTGCCAGAGAAAGCCGGCTTTTTTCCTCTTTTGATAATCCACCAACGCGAACCAATTGTTCAGCTTCAAGTTGTTTAATAATTGCGTCCTGCGCTTTTACATTTCTAATTGCATTATCAAGCAACTTTCCTCCAAATTTCTCTTCCATTAAGCGCCCAAAACGCTCAAGTTCTTTGCCCAAGCTCAAAAACGACTTAATGGCCTCACTGGCAAAGTTTTGGAACGATGCGCCCATGTCCTTGAGGATCGGACCAATTGCGCCTTTAAGTTCCGCTAATTGAGTCTTCAGGCGATCACCAGCAGCATCTGGACCATCAGCCAAAATCTTTGCGCTTTCGCCGTATTCAAGGAATAATTTTTCTGCAAATAGCTGGAAGTCCTGCAAGCTGACTTGACCTTTTTCAAGTGCCTTATCAAGCTCCTGAGGCGTCATATCAAGAGCTTTGGCAAACAGGCTAAATGCACCAGGCAAACGCTCACCGATCTGTTGCCGCAATTCTTCAGCGGAAACCTTGCCCTTGCTGAAGACCTGAGAAGTTGCGGTCAGAGCCGAATCAAGCTGCTCAAGGCTGCCGCCAGTGCCTCGAATGCCAGAGGCAACGCCAATAAATGCTTTTTCTGCATCGCGAACATTGCCGCCAGCGCCTTTGACTGAAGCTGTTAGCTGCGTAAATTGGCGGGTGATAATTTCCTGCGGAATTGCCAAATCACGGCTGGTTTGGTTGATAAACGAAAGCGCCCGTTGGTACTCAAACGAATCCTTGGTGACTAGCCGCAATGCTTGGCGTTGTTTGCTCAGTTCAGCCGCATAAGTGGCAACATCACCAAGCCCTTGGCGGAACATCCCGACCTGAGCGCCAATTGCGCCGCCGGTAATTGCACCAGGAACACCACCGACAATCGCGCCAATACCAGCGCCAGCAGCCCCTTCAAGGCCGCCAAACACGCCAGCACCAGCAATCGTCCCCGCAATCTGTGCGCCAGCAGCAAGACGCCCGCGACCGCCAGGCTGGACTTTCCTCAGTTGTGCCTCAAGTTTCGCTGCTTCAGCGTTTGCTTGTTTGAATTCAGCAGTGCCAATCTCAACGCTATTTGCAATCTCACGCCATGCATTTGCATAGCCTTTGAGATTATTGATGCTGTTCGCAGAAGTCTGTTGAATCTTTCTCAGTTCATCAGATACTTCTTTGAAATTGACGTTTGCAGCCGCAGCTTGTTGCCCCAGATTCTTGAAGCTGCCAGACAACCTCGTGAGCTGCTCACCGCCCTGTTGCTTAATCCTCAGCAGCAGCTCAGTGGTTTGGCTCATTTGCGTTTGCTGTTCAGAACGGCTAGGGCAGCCATTTCCATCACCTGCACGCCTTCGAAGATGGCAACAGGATCCTTGACTGAATACAGCTTACAGAGCCATTCCAAACTCGGGTAGATCAGTCCCGTCAATCCAGCCATGCTCGTGTGCCATTGGGTCGACATGCGGATGAACATCAACACAACTTCCCAGTTCTCCTCCCAGATTTCACAGTCCTGCTGTGCAGTTTGAAGACGTGCAGCGGCGATCTGCTCCTCGC